CATAGTATAACCTCCTTATTTTTGTTCGTGAGCCTTTTTGTTAATGTGTTTTTCGATTTTGTCAATAGCCTCTGACACAGGACCGTTACAGCCTTGAGCTGCAAGACCTTTAAGGCAGGCAAGCAAACCGTAAACAACAAGAGTTTGTTCTTCCTGCGATTCAGATTGATCCTTTTCGTGTTTGTCACGCAGTTTCTTGACTTCATCATCAACCTTTTTGTCAATACGCTTGATTTCGGCATCCTGTTCTTTTTGGTGGTTAATCCAAATAAACAGCTTCCAAAAAAGCGTTACAAAGGCAACGATTGCACCAAGCACACTGCCAGCCAAAACTATTGTGTGTGCATCTACATACATTCCTTAACCTCCTTTACTCAGTATTTACAGCTTCCCAGCCCTGAGGATAAGCAGCCGGGGACCATACGTTGTTGTCAATCAAGCTGACATAAACAGTGCCTTCAAACAACACTTTGTCACCCGTCATATAGGCATTAGTGCTGTCAGGCTGTTCCCATTCAGGAATTACATCAGCGTCAGGGATTAGCACCTTTGCAAACAAACTGCTTGCAGCCGTAGGCGTCCAGCTTTCCTGTGAGGTGTGATCCTGCAATACGGAGTAAAGTACCCCCTCAAAGCGTACACGCTGACCTTTTGTATAGGCTTCGCCCTCTTTCCATTGAGGAAAAAGAGAAACAGCCCTTAGGGCTGTTTCGTCAGTAACGCTTTGCATTGAATTTTCGATAATTGCACGGTATTCTCTTGCTTTTTCAATGAGTGTCATTTACTCCACCCCCAAGAGAATTTTTGCAGCCAATAACTCCTCCTCAAGAGCTTTTACCTTTGCAGTGAGTTCTGCACGGGTAAGAATTTCCTCCTCAGGAGTGTCCTCAGGCACATCAGGGTTAGTATCCTCTGTGTCCTCTTCGGTAATACCGGCTATGATTTCTTCGTACACTGTCATATAGGTAAAATCGGCTGTGTACCCGTTATCAAGATTGAGGGAGTCTTTACCTTCAAGCTGATAAATGGTAGAGCCGTCCAAAGACAGAATACCTTGAGCGCTCTGCTCAGAACATCTTTTAATTATGCCGTTTTTCTGCCTGCACACATATACCGGGGTTTCGTGTGCTTCTGCGGTGACAACGGTATCACCCTGCATAACTTTGATATAGACCAGAGTAGCCCTCCTTGTAGAATAGTTGCGTAAACAGTTCCCACATATTCTTTATGGTGTGATACGCACTGAATTTTTCAGCATAAGCCTTCCAACTTTGCCAAGTGGTACAAACATCTTCAAATGCAAGTTTACCCTCAAGCCACATTCTGTGTAGCTTTTTCAGCTTGATACGCATACGGGTAATACTGCGTTTGTAGATTCTCTTGATAACCTTACCTGTCTTAGTAAGATTAAAACGGATTTTCAGCCAAGTAAAACCGTGACTTAGCTTTACAATCTGTGTTTTCTTACGGTTGAGAGTAATGCCGAGAATATCACATATTGCCTTAATGTGCTTTACACATTCCTGCAAGTGTGATTTTGATATGTGGATTAAATAGCCGTCATCCATATACCGCCCATAGCCTCTGATACGAAGGACCTCTTTTATATAGTGGTCTAACTTATTTGCTGAAGCAAGAGCAAGCACTTGACTGATTTGACTACCCAGCCCCATACCAACCTCACCAAAGGCATCTACAAAATGCTCTGTGAGGGCAATTAGTTTTGGATCGGTGAGCTGCTTATGCAATATCTGCCGGATTAGTTCGTGTGATACATTATCGAAAAACTTTGAAAAGTCAAACAGTAGGATATAACCGTCCTGCCCGTGTTTTCTGTAATGCTCACGCAGATGTTGAGTTATCCTGCGTACTGCAAAATCATAGCCTTTGTATTTCATAGATGCACCGTTATCATAAATAAAGGTACGCCCAAGTAAAGGTACAAGGCAATTATCACAGAGGCAGCGTTGAACAACACGCTCATTGATTACGGTACTTCGTATGTGCCTGTGTTTACCACGCTCATACAGGTCAAACTCATAAAAGCCGGGAGTTCTAAACTTTCCTGCCATGAGCTGTTTTTGTGTATTGAGAATGTTGAGAGGAGCTGAGGCTATATACCTTTGTACGCTTGCTTTCCAAGCAACACCTCTGCGACAACACTTATAGGCATCATATAAATTTCCGTATGTAAAAACTTTTTCAAATGAGTCTGCCTCTGCATACTCTGATTCTTTAGCAGCTTGCCGTGCCGCTTTGCGGCGTTGGTATCGTGCTTCTTTTCGTTCTTGACTTGTCATTTTTAGATTTCCTCACTTACCCCGTATGCCTGTTGGCAGGTTGCAGTAGGCACATAGCGTTACCGGGCATGAAATACAGAATAACCTGCAATCTGTACCATGCAAGAAGCGTCCGCCCGAACGCATCAGGGTATATATTTACCTTTCGGAAGGTCAAACACTCCTTCTCTCCAACCTGTATAGATTTCGCCGTGTGGTTACTTTGTCGAACAAGAGAGGAGCCGAACGCCACGCCATTACTGTTGTTGGCGTTGTTGTTGTTGCTGTTGCCGTTGTTGTTGACATTGCAGAAGTTCGTGCTGTTGGAAGAGTTCGGAGAACGCAACCACCAGTTAGAGGCTCACGTCAGGACAGCGTAAACAATTACAAAATACAGTGTTTAACCTAAAAACAGAATTACGGTAAGTTTTTATACCGTTCTCTGTCTGATTTCATAACCGCCTTAACAAGACGGATTTCAAAATCAATAATATCTAACCAATTCTGCATAACTCCCATTTCAATACCGAAAAGCTCCTGTGCAACCTCAATTTGAGAAATGAGGCTGTAAAGCTCAGCATTGGCACGGAGAAAACAATCACGGCGCATTTGTGCTTCGTGTTGATTCAGAGGGTAGATACTGTTTGCACGTCTTACATCTTCGTATATACGGGTAGCAGAATTTGCAATAGGCTGAGATACATAAAAGGTGTACCTCTTAGGAAAACTTACACACTTTCTAACGGTGAAAATCTGTAATTTCCTTGCATTTGCAATAAATTCCATTTCAGACGTATTACGTTGACTTTTAATAACGGACATAGCAATTACCTCCTTATCTGCTTCTGTATTGTCCTGCAAATATCAGGCCCCACAAGGGGGCCTGATACCAAGAGCCGGGATTAAATGCAGAAGCCGAACGCCACGCCAAAACTGTTGCCGGCGCCGTTGGTGTAGCTGCTGCCGCCGGTGTAGACATGGCAGAAGTACGTGCCGTAGGAAGAGGTCGGAGAACGCAACCACCAGCTAGAGGCGTCACCTTCACCGTTATATCTTTTCTTGATACGGCTTGCGTTGTCAGTAAAGATACTAAAGGTGATTTCCTCTGCATCTGCATCAACCTCATTGCAATACGGTACAACCGTAGCACTAAAGCCAACCTCAGCTTGAGAGAACAAGAAGAGATTATCTTCAGAGGTAACAATATCAGCAGATGTGTTGCCGGCAGAGGACAGCGTTTCAACCGTCTTAATCATAGCCCTCCACTGCTGAGGCAAAGCAGGGAAAATACTCTCATTAAGGAATTTACGCATTGCCGTTACGTCCCAGCCCCCAACGTTAGTATTGGAGGTGTTCATTTGACGGGTAGCGTTCATAACACCCTTCATGCCGAAAACAACATTTGCAAAATCACCGCTGCCGTCTGCCAGCCTGTAGTGATTAAAGCCATAAACCTGTAAGACGATTTCGGTATCAACGAAAACATCAGTAATAGGTACAATCTTGATTTCGTCACCTACAGAGAAATATTCCTTACTCTTGCCGGAGGCAATAATACCGTAAAACTCTGCAAGAGTATAACCGCTGTTGTCCTCAGGATTATCTGAGTACAAATAGTCATAACCACTTGCAACAGTGTCAGGCAGTGTAGGAGATACAAACAGTGCGTACACGTCCATATCAGAGGTAACACTGTTAGTAGGCTTATCCCAGCCCATCCAAATAGCACCTGTAGAGGAAATAAGCTCCTCACCTCTGTAGGCAGTACCTGCGTATGCCTCAACAACATCTGTCTGCAACAGTGACGATCCACTATAGAAACGGACGGTATAAGTGCGGACAGCCTCAGAGAATACCGCTGTAACGGTTAAGTCACCGAGAATGTAGTTGAAAGCAACGTCCCAGCCAATAAAGGTAAACACCTTATCAACCGTAGGAGCTTTAATAGGTGTACCAATCAAGCCTGCTGATACAGGATTGACTGCTGAGCCGTACTGTCTAACGGTCTGAGTATTCAGTACAGTGCCGTCATCCAACTGGAATGTTACTGTGTAGCTTTCAACCATTGTACCGTAGGTCAAAGACAGCTTGAGGAACGTTGACATAAGTGTGTCAAGCTCCTCCTGAGAAACGGTTGCAATGTGACAGTTACCTTCTAATACGAATTTAGCCACATTAGGCTCACCGTTTTCATCCAAGCCTGCAAGTCCTGCAAGTCTTACAACGGTATCTGCTGTGTCAGTGGACCATTCCACGTCAGGCAGACGGCCTCTGTTAAGTCTTGTAGCCGCTTTTACGGCAGCAAGGGTATCAATTACCGGGCTTTCCTCTACCCAAATTTTAAGCAGATTTGAGCCGTCCATTGTGAATTTAGTAAGTGCGGACAAACGCCTTGCTACTAAACTTGATACCGCACAAAGCTCTGCCACTTCAACAGGAGCGCCCAAAGCAAAGGTTACACCCGTTACACCTGAGCCTGTAAGATACAGAGTAACAAGAGATGTAAGCAAGCTAAGGTCCAAATCGTGAGCAAGAGCAGGTGTGCCTCTAAGGTCGATATACTCAAGCAGCTCATTGTTACCAAAGCTGATAGAGGTAAGGTTGTGGTTAGCATAGCCGTCTGCATCTGAGCCTGCGATAAACTTACGCAGACGAGAGGCAGGGGCAAGGTCGATATACTGACAATACAAACCTGCTACGGAGGTAATCTCCACAATGTTAGAGGCAAGGTACAGATAGATTTCTGTATCACTCAAAGCCTCAGCAACAGGACAGATAACCGGGTAAGAGATACCACGTTTAGCCCTGATACGCACACTTTGAGAGCCGTATTTAACGATAATGTACATATCGGCATACGGTGTGATAGCAAAATCACCTGTAGGCTCAACGCCAGCCCATGTAGTAGGAGTGTTACCACGGAAAGTAATTGCGTCAGATGTTGCAACCGAGCCGTAGTATTTTGTACTCATGTATCTTTCCTGATAGGTTTCAAACTGAGTACGCTGATCGTACTTAGGTCCGTGCATCATATCAATGTAAGCCGTATTTCCGTTAGCAATATAAGGAGTAAAGTATTTACCCCACATATCCTCAATAACGAGGGCTTCAGGACGGCAAGCCTGATAATCTGCAAACTTTTTAAGAATACGCTCAGCGTTCCATGCACCGGCTGCCTCACGATTCTTAAACATAGCCTCAAGGTCATCAGCCATATAATCACGGATATTGCACCAAAGCACGGAGTCAGAGGCATTAAACGCCATTTTCGTACCTACGGTGTCAGTGTCCTCAATACCGTAGGTGAAAGTAAGACCACCTTCGTTATCGTTACCTTCGCCGGTATCGTTATCGTAGTCCTTTGTAACGTTCCAACGGTAAGCCTGCACATCAGGATCATACTCATAGGAGAAGAACACGTTTTTAGCACGGTTGTCAATCATACAATGACGCTCTGTAAAGAGGTAGTGATACAGCATAGAATCCTTGCTGAAGTAGTTTTCAAACTCCTCAACAAACTTAGCTGCACGGTATTCAGCCGTGTCATTTGTGTAGGTTGTGCCGTTAATCGTTACTGCACCGCCCGTAAGAGCGTTACCTGTTGCAGCGGTTGTGTCAGTAGATACTACCCAAGAAAGCATTTCCTGAAAAGCCGCCTTCATGCTGTCGGTAGGATTTTTAGGGAATCTAAACTCAAAGTTTACATCACCGGACCAATCCTCACCTGATAAGTCATCAGATTTGAAACGGCACTGATCCGCAATGTTATTGAGAAATTCAACACAGCACTGCTCAGGATAGGTTGCGTTGTCCTGTCCGAACACAGCAAAATTCTTTTTACTGTTATTCATATCACCGCAACCGTACAGGATAGTTTCATTAGGCTGTACCGTTCTTGCACCTACGGAGATTGTTGCACCGCTTGTATTCGTAAAGAATACTGCACAGGCGTGTCCCTCAACGGTATCTCTTACCTTTGCATTGGCACGTCTTGCAGCCGTTAGGAACGGCTGATAGGTGTTATAATCGTCTGCAAGGCACACATTGTTAGCGTTCTCAGAGGAAGCAACATTGAGCTTGATATTGAAATACTTAACCGGGATGCTATTTGCGGTCATAGCATACTCAGTAATAACTGTTCCGTCCTCAAGCGTCCACACAGCCTCAGAGAAGTCAAGGTCAACGTTGTAAGCTGCCTCACCATAAGCCGCAGAGGAAGTACCCTGTACTTTCATCAGAACGCCCGTAGCGGTAAAGTTATGCTCTGCACCGCCGTTTACATAAACAAGCTGTACAGTACAAGAAACAACGTCCTCTTTACCCGTAGTCATACGGTCAGCGCTGATTTTCAAAATACGCAGGTTAGGATTTGCAGAGGCAAGGTTGTTGATGTTGATAGTGCCGTTATCGTTGTAAATAGCATTACGCAAATAACGGTTTACCATTTCCTCAGCGTTGCCGCAGTCAGCAATAAAGTTGTCAAGGATTTCATATCGAGTAAGGCTATTGCCGTACATCTTTATGCGATAAATCCACACGTCACAATCCTCAGAGCCGATTTTAAGCAACACAGGATTTGCCTGCGCCCAGTTATCACTTGCGGTATAGTTAAAGCCTCTTGACGGCTGCCCTCTCAGCCATACAGTAGCTAAGCGGTTTTCGTTGGAGGCTTCAATGTTAATATCCATTTCAATCTGTCTTTCCTCACAGTAAGGAATTTTTGCAGATTTAAGCTCAGAGCTGAGGATAGCCTGCTGAGCCTGAAGGACAAGACCGATATTGCCGGACACACAATTCATAATTTCAGCGTCATAGTTTCTTACGTTGGTAGCCTTGAAAACTACCTTGATAGCTTTACCTGTAGAGGTAGCGTTATCATTGAACAAACTACGGTCAGCCTGAATGTATGTACCACGCTTGATAACAAAGGCTGTTACGCCCTCACTGTCGAGCTGAAAACCGCCGTTAATCCAGTCAAAGTTATCAGAGAAAGTAAAGGGGTGATTTACACCCTCACCGTCTGTATAACCAAACTCAGCACGGTCAGTTTCACTGTTACTGTGTCCCGTAGGATCAATATCAAGCACTAAGCCCTCAGTAACAGGGTTAATGTCATAACCGAGGGATTCAACATTTACAGTGATTTCCTTATAGTTGGTTTCACTGTAACGGATAGAGAGCTTAGGCGGCTGTGTCTTTGTAGCACGGTACGCCCACTGTTGGATATTTCGGTCAACTGTCAATTCAGACAGAGTTTCATACCCCTCCAAGAGAGATACATTACAAGTCTGATTTAACGGATCGTACACCATATATTCAATCAAGCCGGTAGAAAACTGCGGAATATCCACAGTGTCATTGTAAACAGCAATAACAGGCTCATAGTTGCCTGTTTCCGTCCAAATACCAACGTGACGAAGGGGTGTAGTTTCAATGATTTCACCATTAGCTGTAGTTTCCAGCCAAGCTAAAATCACATGAGAGCCGTGACTTTGAGGGTTGATAGTAGCGGAGATAGTTCTGCCGGTTGTATCAACATCTTTTGTAAAGACCTCCTCACCGTCACAGGTAATGTGGATAGTCTTAGTACCGTCACCTGTAGGAACAAGTCTTACAGTTAAGAGTGACGAGCCGTGAGTAGCCAATTTACCAAGATTCCAAGTTAAACCGTAGGTTGATACGGTTACGGTCCATGTAAAGGACTTACTGTTGCCGTAAGCATCCTCAATAGTCAGCTTTACGGTGTTTGCAGAAGCAGGTGTCAGGTACTTAGTAATATCAAAGGTATTATCACCCTGAGCCACATTCTGTGTAGCAACCTTTGTACCGTTCACTCTCCAAATTGCAGTACCGTCACCGATTGCAGAGCCGTCCTCTGTATCAGTAGCAGTCCAAGCGTAAGCCATAATGACAGAAACACCGTCCATTACACTAAAGGCACGGGATTCCATACCATTAGTAATACGGATAGTAGAGCCTGCACCGCCACCACCGCCTGAGCCGTCACCTGAGAACGGACCTAAGGGACCTGCAACAACTTCATCATTAGAAGTTAAATATAAATAGCCCTCCTCAACATAGGCGTCATCAACCTTGCCTTCAAGGACGGCTTTCATATCGTTAAAGTCCTTTGCAAATTCATTTACAGAAGCAACCGCCTCTGTAGCGTCAATCAATGCCTGCTCAGCCTCAGCAGCAGAGGCGGCTGAAGCATTGGCGGCATCTGCCGCCGTACCGGCATTGATAGCAGCCTGTGAGGCTGCCGTCTTTGCTTCCTGAGATTGTTTTTCGGCTGATTTTGCCTTATTAAGAGCCTCAGCGGATTGTGTGGAAGCTGTTTCCGCTGATTCTTGAGCAGCTTTAGCTGCCGCCTCTGCACGATCTGCGTCACCCTTTACCGCCTCTTTGAGTGTCTTAACCTTCATATTGTAGGTTTCGTCCTCAGAAGCAACTAAGAGTAAATCATCATCCTGTGCGTCAGGCAATGTGGCAAAATCAGTAATTCGTTTATCGGCCATATTAGCCCTCCTTTATTCTGTAGGATCTGTGCTATTTTCACCTTCAGTAGTGCCGCCTTCATCAGAGCCGCCCTCCTCAGTACCGCTTGAAGCGTTTTCAAGAGCAGAAAGTCTTTTGAAAATATCAATAAGAGAATTTTCAATATCAGTTACTTTCTGTTGTAGAGCTGCTATCTGAGTAGTGTGTTCACCTACTGTGGTTTCAAGAGCCGTAATTTTCTCAGCGTTGGCCTTGAGGACTGTAATATCAGTAGTGTGTCCTGATACCGTTTCCTGCAAGGTTTTTATGTTCCCAGCATTGGTGTCAGCCTTGCCGTCAACACCGCTGATTTGAGTAGTGTGTTCAGATATTGTCTTGTTGATAGCATCAATAGATGTTGTATGTTCTCCTACTGTGGTTTCAACATCAGCAACACGCTTAGTAAGTGCTTCGGGCGAGGAGTCCTCAATAGATTTGATACGCTTGCTAAGGGCTTCCTCAGCCTCTGTAGCACGTTTTTCCTCCGCACCTATGCTTTCATTCAAAGCCTTTTCAACACCTGTTGCACGGTCAATTTCAGCCTGTAGAGCTGCATCGTCAACCTTGCCGGATAATTCCTTAGAGGCTGCTTCGATTGCACCGTTAAGCTGTTCAGTGCTTTGTTTTAGGCTTTTGACTTCACCGAGGTACGGATATTCCTCACTTAAAGACTCACTGTTAGGGGCGCTTATATCCGAACGGAAGTTAAGGTCAAAATCCAATTTAGAGGTAAACAATACGCTGTGTACCATATCACCGATTTTAACCTGATCTCCAAGCTCTGTAGCAGGATCGTACAGAGCTTTTGTAGCAGTGTAAGGGAAATACACTAAACCGTTAAAAGCGTTGTACAAAGCGTCACAGATGCCCTGTGTCGCATACGGATTGCTTTCAATAGTGAGCATCATTCCTGAATCGTCACCGGCTGTGTAGCTTTTGCCACTATCACTGTTGAGCATTACCCCTGTAACAGTGATTTTGTTACCTGTGGTAATCTCACCACACACAACCGGGATATTGATAATGCCGTCAACCGCATCTGCACTACCGTCAGCACCCCATACAAGATAGTGGCCTTCAGGCGTTACAATAGCGTTGCCGTATTCATCCTTGATGTAGTGAGTAACAGGAATAACCGACTCAGGTGTTTCACCGCTTGCCTCAGGTAAAACTCTGTTGAATATCTTTTGTTCGTCATAAATCAAAAGGTGTCCGTCATTTGTTTTTACCTTTTCGTAATCGTGACTGATAACGTGGAAAGTTTCGTCAGGAGCAGATACCAAAGGCACAAGCCTCAAAAGGTTTTCCTCCGTAATAATCCAGTTACCGCCATGACAAGCGCCAATATCACCTAACACTTGCTGCATTGTTTTACCTGACGGATAAGGTACAATATAATCAGAGCCGGTGTTAATCTTTGTGCGTGGATCAACACCGACTCCGATACGGTACGCTATTTCCTCAACAACAGCCTTCATGGACTTAGGCCAATTTGCAGAGGTATCTGTTTCGTCAAGGTAGTTTTGGTTAGTCTTGAGCATAGCGTCATAGCAATCAAGTACAACAAGCCCAGCAAAACTGGTATCACGCTGATTGATATAAAATGTGCCAAACTCAAGCCATTCACTGTAGATTTTGCCGTCTGTCAAACGTCCCATAATAACAACAGGACTTGCAGACTTAATTTCATCATTAGTCAGGACTGAAAGTGAGAGTGTTCCTGTTGAGCAAGTTCCCACTTTCAGTGGCTCTGTCATAAGATTTCTTTCAATTTTTGGTGCGGATATTTCGATATAATCCTTTTCACCAATTCGGGCTTTTGCCTCCATACGAAAGCGCCCACGTGCTGCTAATTTTACCCACCTGTCTGTCCTATGCCTCATACGCCGTCACCTCTCTGTTATATTAAAGGTACAGCCCTCATAATATGTAAGATTTTGTGAACGGTCATAACGCTGTACACCGTAGGTCAGTGTGGAGGTGTAGTATGTTTTGGTAATATGCCTGTTCGTTTTAGGATCAAGCATTGTAATCTCAACATACTCAGGGTTAATATCAGCAGCTATAGACTTGACGATAAGCTCAGGGAGGCGGTTAAACTTAACCGTCCATTTATCCTTTTGAGCAATTCTTGCACGATACATAAGACCGTCAAGGAGGTTACGTCCACTACCGTCAGCGTCAAGGTCATTTCTAACCGGGGCTAATCCGTCCTCAGCAAGAAAAGCCGTATAGTCATGTTCGCCTATCTTAAAAATCGGTTTCATCCGTAATCCTCCTCTCTTAAATCAATATAGGTGACTTACCCATTGCACGGGTACGTCTGTTGATTTCCTTAATCGTGCTTGTTGCTATGCTGTTTGCGTCAAGGTTGACAACAGTACCGCTGTTAGCCTCAATAGCTGCTACAATGGCCGTAGTTGCGTTTGTAACAGCCTGAATAACAACAGAGCCTAATTCCTCATTAGAGGCCTCAATAGCTCCTGTGACGTTGTTACCGCCTGCTGTGGAGGCAGATACGCTGTAAGGTACGATTGTACCCGTTGCCATAGCAGGTACAGTGAATGTAACACCGTCTGCAATAGCCTGTAAGCGTTCAAGTAAGGTACTAAAGCTGTTTGCAACTTTGTCAGAGAAGCCGGTCAATGCACCGTCCACCTCTGCCGTAGAAACAACACCGCCTATGTTGTACTCACCTGCATTAGCCTCTGCTGCGATAGCGTCAGCAAGTCCTGTCACCGTCTTAACAACAGAGCCTTCAGAAGCCTCAATACCCTCACCAATACCGTAGCCGATATTCAAACCGACAATATCACGGAAAAGCCTTGACGGAGAGTGAATACCCAAAGCAGATTTTGCCTTGTCAAGCAAGCTGCTTGCAACATTACCTACTTTAGTTTTCAGCCAAGACCAGCCGGAGTCAATACCTGAGGAAATACCGTTACAAATATCACTACCAACGCCGGACCAGCCTTTGTTTTTAATGGTACTCTTAATGCTATCCCATTTAGAGGAGGCTGTGGACTTAATGCTATCCCATTTAGAGGACAGGGTAGATTTAACCGTGTCCCAAGTGGAGGAAGCATTGTTTTTGATTTCCGTCCATTTCGTAGAAATGGTAGATTTCAAATTAGCCCACTTTGTAGAAGCAGTGGATTTGATACTGTCCCACTTTCCTGATAAGGTTGTTTTGATAGACTCCCATTTAGAGGAGGCTGTTGTCTTAATATTGTCCCAAGCTGTAGAAATGGTAGATTTAAGGTTAGTCCACTTTGTAGAGGCGGTAGTTTTGATACCCTCCCACGCAGTAGAAAGAGAAGCCTTAATATTCGTCCATTTCGTTGTAGCTGTGGTTTTCACACTATCCCACGCAGTAGAAATAGTGGATTTAAGGTTGTTCCACTTAGTAGAAGCCGTTGTCTTGATATTCTCCCAAGTTGTAGAAAGGGAGGATTTAATGGTGTTCCACTTAGTAGAGGTTGCTGTTTTGATGTTTTCCCAGCCTGTAGAAACGGTAGTTTTTAAGCTGTTCCACGTATTAGAAGCGGTGGTTTTGATGTTCGTCCAAGCGGTAGAAAGTGAAGTCTTAATGTTCGTCCAAGCAGTAGTTGCACCCGTTTTTATATTCTCCCAAGCATTAGAGATAAGATTTTTCAATCCGTCAAAAGCGCCTGTAAAGAAGTTTGTGATACCACTCCACATATTTTTAATACCGTTTAACAGACCTTCGATAATAAATCCACCGATTTCTGCAAAAACGGTTGACGGAGAGTGAATACCAAGTGCATCCTTAAAGCCTTGAACAAAACCGCCGACAAAATCAGTTATGGCTTGCCATACTGTCTGTAAGCCCTCCCAAATTCCGTCAACAATGGATTTGCCTATGTCAACGAGCCAATTCCAACCCGTCTGTATAGCGTTCCAAAGCATTTCAGGAAGTCCTTTTACAAAATCGACTACCGCATTAAAAGCCTGAGGCAGTGTTTCTGTAAAAAACTTAGGCAGGGTAACAGTAAAGAACGTCATAAACGCAGAGCTTATGCTGTCCCACAGTTCACCAAGCCAAGTAGGGATTGTTACAGTGACAAAATGAATAGCATTTTTGAGTGCGTTACCAAACCATGTGCCGATCCTATTACCAAGTCCAGCCCAATCGTAGTCTTTAATCGGTTGCCACATATTTGAAAACCACGTAGAGATTTTTCCGGGTAGAGAGCCGAAAAATTCTCCCAACGCAGAGGGGATATTTTGTAGCCAACCTACAAAACTATTCCAAATGCCGGGAACAGTAACCGTAAAGAAATTACTCAAAAACTCAGTAATAACGTCCCACTTTTGAACAATCAGTATTATTCCGTCAGTAACTAAGCCAACTGCTAAACCGATAAGAGCGCCAACACCTGCACCGATAGGGCCACCACACATACCGATTATTGCACCGATACCTGCACCGGCTGCTGTAGCACCAGCACCTGTAAGCGCCGCATTTAGCCAGTCAATCTCATTCACACAGGCGTCATAGATACCTACGAACATAGCCGGTAAACCGAGAATGATACCACCGATACTTGCGCCGAAAGAAGCCCCTACAGCACCTGCTGTACCAGCGCCTATGTTTGCGGCGGCGGTACTTATAGCACTTGCAACTGCACTGCCTTCAAAAGCGGTAGTGATCCATGTAGCTATGCTGCTTCCTAACAGAGCCGTGCCACCTGTACCGAGTAAACCGCCTCCGATAATTTCAGCAAAGTTAAAACCGTTAAGCCCAACCTGTATTGCATCAGCAATACCTTTTGCTTCTATGGTGATGCCGGTTATTGCAAGAGCAACGCCGACAGACACAGTAGCAGGAATGTTGACAAGGTTGTTTATTGCGGATAACAGCTTGTTAGAGATTTTCCAAGCGGCAAGACCTAAGCCGATTGTTTCTACTAACATTAAAATGTTTCGTAAATCTTCCGGCAGAGCAGACAAAAAGCCTTTTCTAAAGTCAAATGCAGCCTTTAAGATTTTACCAACGGCTGCGCCTATTCCGCTTAGATCCACATTCTCAAACAAAGCACCTACTTTTTCACCGATAAGCGCACCTATTGCCTCCCAATCCCCGTTAAGAAAAGCCTCTTTGAGCTTGCCTGCAAAATCAAGGATTTCTGAATCAATAGGGACCTCCTCAAACATTTCAGAGGGAGAAACAGTACCACCTGCACCGCCACCTGCTGAAGATGTATCACTTAAAACATTAAGCTCATCAAAGCCTGCAAGTTGCTTTTTAGCTTTTTCAGCAGCAGCTCCTGTAGAGCCAAGAGAAGCAGCAAAGTCCTCCTGTACTGCTGTTGCTTTTGTGAAAGTCTTAGCCCCGGTAAGGGCTGCAACGAATTTACCAACATAAGTAATAGCAGTTGCAAGATAATTTATTAGCGTTTGAAGAACAGGTGTTACTGCCGTCAAAATAGGTGCAAATGCGGTTGCAAAACTGTTTTTGAGTTGAGTAAGGCTTGATTTCAAAGCTGATAAGTCAGCATTTGTTTGTTTAGAATACTGCGACAGATTTTTGAATCCCTCACCAATCGAGCTTATGATACCCATAAAAGCACGCATAACAAGCATTTGCTTGAGCATCATAATCATCATTCTTACTCTGCCTCCAAAGGAGTTCATAGAGAAAGAAGCTCTGTTGGATTGCTTTGTAAATTGACGCAGTTTACTGGTACTCTTTTTAAGTGTTGCACCGAGTTTAGAAAAACTACTGTTTCCCTTTTTACCGCTTTTGTCGAGAGTATTACCTGTACTGGATGCTTCGGCTCTCATTTGAGCAAGTTTATTTTTGGCAGAAGCAAGAGCTGCCTCCAACTCTTTGTATTGGAGCGTACTTGCACCTGATTGAAAAGCTGTGCCGTTTGCTCTCATTCCTGCCTGCTCAGCTTTATACTCAGATATTTTCCTTTTTGCGAGGTCAATATCATACTGTAAGGACTGCCAAGCACGGGAGTTTTTTCTAACTCCCGTATCTTCCATTTTTATTTGTTTTTCAATGAGTTTGTTAAGCTCATTTTCTGCCTTTTGGATTTCAGTAGTCAACCACTGATAATCATCTGTAGGCACTCGTGTTTGTCCGAGGCTTCGCATTTTAGCCTCAATTTCTGAGATAGTTCTTTCCAATGCCGAAGCCTTTGCATCAAATGCTGAAATAGCACTTGAGTTGCCGGACAGGGCTTTTTGAAAGGTAGGGCCAAGTGATTGAATTTTGGTATTCAGTGATTTTATGGCCCTTTGTAGTTCAGAGCTGCCAGCCTTAAAACCTTGTGCGTCTATCTCAGTATCAACGATAATAGAGCCGTCAGCGTGTTCTGCCATAGTATCACCTTCCTTTATCAGCCGAGCATTGCGTTAAGCCTATCCTTTGCTGCCTGTTCCTCAGCCGTCAACTTAGGCTTGAGTACGCAAATATCTTTGTTTGCCTGCCAATATTCACGCTCCCATTTTTCAAGTTTTTTGTTTTTAGCCTTTTTACCTCTGAGGCTAAGAACATGAGAAAACACGCCCTCTGATATTTCCATAAAGTAACCTACAAAGGTCCACCAATGGACGTAATCAGCAGTGCGTGTTTCAAAACCTGCAACCTTATTGAGTGCCGGAAACATAATATTTTCGTCCTGTTCCCAATCCATAGTGCGAGGGGATTTTTTATTGTCACCCTTAGCACCGGCGTCAATGAAGTCTAAAGCAGCTTTGAAAGCCGCCTCATAATCAGATTTAGGTATGCTGTCAAAATCCTCATAGAGAATACAAAGGCACACATAAATCTTTTCTTCGTTTTCGAGTTCAGGATCGTTAAAAGCACAAACAATTTTGAGAATGTCCCGAAAATCTGAGCGAATATCATACTCAATATTGTTTACGCTCAAAGACTTAGGGAGTTCACCAATCATTTCTTTTTGCCGTCCTTATGCTTACCCGTTTTGTAGCCGTGTGTGTAGCGGTTTACTCTGTTGTTCACCTTAGTAACTTCACGGTCAAACTGACGGGAGATATACTTACCTACTGCGTCAAGTGCATTTTCGCAGTAGAAACGTCCGTTGACAGGAGAGAACGGGTGCATCTTACCAAAGAACGCTTCACTGAAATTGCCGTCAAAGAGGTAGTTGCAGGCGTCATACAAACGCTTTACTGCTTCCTCCATAGCAGCCATTTCAGCCTCATTCTTTTCATCAACAGAGCCGTCAGGGTTGATATTCACATTCTCCAAAGGAGCTGTGATTTTATCGAAGTCTGCCGCCATTTTGTTGTAGCGGTCAATCATACCAACGTCAGTAGGACGGAAATAGAAAACGCCGATTTCTTCTCCGTGCTTGTTAAGAATAGACTCTCTGACACTACCGTCATCAACAACAATGCCGGTAAAATTTTGATTTTTAATGTTTTCTGCCATAACAGATTACCTCCAAATTAAAAAAATAAAGGCAGCCCTAACTGCAATTAGGGCTGCCCTGTAGTTTGTTCGCCCTTTGTTAGCTTTAACCGGCAGGCTGTTCCTCACCATTAGAAGCAGCCTGAGCAGCGGCAGTTTCAGGGGTAAAGGTTTTTGTTGCAACGTCCCAAGTACCCTTAACACGCTCACCTGCATTGTAAACAGAGAACGGAATCTGTACGCCGGAAGTATCACCGCCGATAGAGTTCGGGATAACATAAACCTTTTCACGATAAGCCCAAACGCAAGCGCCGTCCTCTTTGAGAAGTACGTCAACCTTAGTAGTGACACAAGCCTCACCAGTAAGACGCTCATTTGCGATTTTAGAAAGCTGTTCAAAAAGCGGATCGTCAAAGTCAGCATAGAACGGATCAACCTCAGACTGCACTTCGTAGCCGTTGTGGGAAACGTTCTGCTCACCGAGAATATTTTTCTTGACTTCTACGTCAGGTCCCAACTCCTCAATGTATTCCTCAAGGTCTGCACCGAGGCGTACATAAGAGGGATTTTCACCGTTGAAAGTGGAGTCAAGATAGTGTGCAAGATACTTACGCTCAATTTTAGGCATAATATTTCACTCCTTATCTTATTTATTAAATTCATTCTCATATCTGAGAGTAGCCGATATAATCCAATCCTCAATGCCGTCATTGTATGTGGCGTTGAGGTGAGCAGGATTTGTACGGCTGACAGACTTAATTACCCTGTTGCCTGAGGCAATATCAGGATAGTTAGTCAGCTTATAGGTTTTTTCGTTGATAACTACGGGCTGAAGCTCTAACCACTTACCGAGAGCGTCCAAAAACTCCTTAATACGGATTTTTTGAGCCTCTGTCTTAGGTGCGGCTCTATAAATCACACTAAAAGGGTACAAACAAACCTGTTTTACATGGCCTGTTATATCCTCTTTATTGGATAAGAGAGCTGCACCTGAGGTAGGATAAAAGCCAATACCTGAAGTTTCAGACAGTGTAGAAAACTGCACCTTTTTACCGTTCTCCAAGCCGGGGAAGGTATTAAGCAGTGCAAGCAGCACCTTACTTACGGCTTCTGCACCGTCAACATCAACCATTTTCTGTGTTGCCATTATCCACCACCTGCCCTTTCTTTCACGCCTGCTATCCAATACTCACCGTGTTGTGCCTTAGCGGTATCAAACCAGTGGTCTGTAGCCTGCGGATTTGAATATTTCAAAGGTCTGTCCGTAAGCACCTTTTTAGCACCTTTTCTTGCCCACGGACTACCTGTTACGGGATCAACCATAACTTTACCGCCATACTGAAAACGTCCATACGGTCCGGGGAAAACCACCTTTTTACCGTCCTCTTCAGTATGAGAGCGCTGTTGTAGTCCTCCTGTAAGATGCGGCATATACGCCTTACAGTCCTCTAACACTCTGTCACCCAGCCATTGCTGAGCTTCTGTGAATTGCCTTGAGAATCTGTCGAGGCTCAAATTCACCCTAAAATTTGCTCCAACATAGGAGAAATTAGGAAAGTGAAACATATCAGACATATTTATCTACCTCCGATTTCAAAGTGAGGTAGCAAGCCGTAAAATGCCGCAGAGCTTATCATGTAAACGCCGTCATATTCTTCATTCATAGCGTGATAAAAGCCTGACTCATAATCCTCCTCACTTGTAGGAGTTAGGTCAGCCCATTCACCCTCATAAATAAAATCACATTCGGGCTTGAACGTGATACAGGCGGTAGGATTGTCACATTTTGCATACGCTTTAGCTCCTGTGTAGCTTTTCTCTGTACCGTCTGCCGTTGTAAATACCTTATCCCCGGTGCAGTGGATAATGATGTTTACAGTATCGTTGCTGTTCTTTCCGTCCTTAGTGGAGTTGCTTGCGTTATTCACGCCTAAGTCAACACCCTTAAAAACAGTAGGATACCAAAGCCCTGTTGCTTCGTGATAATTAAACAGTGTGATTGTGTTGTGGAACATATCGCACCTCCCCTGCATAGAGCAGGTTAATACCGTTAGCGTCAGGAATGTTAGCAAGGTATTTTACAGCAATACTGCTCAACAGCTTTGTCTGTTCAACAGCGTTAGCTGCTGCCGCCGCATAGGTAGATGCAGAGGCATTTCCTACGGCATAAGAGATTGACTCTCTGCCGGAGGAAACAGAGGCTACAGCGCCTCTGTAAGAGCCGTCTGCGGTCTGCTGTGCAGTAACAGCTTTACGCTGAAGGTCAATATGGTACAGTGCTTCTGCAACGGCACACACAGCTTTTTTAACCTTTTCAATGTGAGCCTCAACGGTAGGAAATGCAAAAGTAAGTCTGCCAAAAGTGAGAGTGTCGATTTCATCACTTGCAAGGCTGAGCCACTTGTTAGCGTTCTTATCCGTTAAAACATCACCGAAAAAGCTATCTTTGTAAAAAGTTAAATCTGCGTATGCTGCCATGTGAAGCCCTCCTTACTTCTTTTTGGTGTTCTTTTTACCCGTGCTTGCGGTTTCCACAACACGTGTATAGCGTTCGGATTTTTCCATAAGGGCAATAGTCTTTTCGTTTTTAACGTTAAGAACATTGCCGGTTTCAGTGTTTTTGAATTTAGCCATTACTTGTTTCCTCCCGTTTATTGTGATAGATTAGCCCTGATCGCCTTCAGCGTCGCCAGCTTCACTGCCGGTAGCGCCGCTTTCATTGCTGTCAGTAGTAGAACCAGCCTCAACCGTAGCGTCAACGCCGGTGAAAATGAGGTCAGGTGTAACAGCCTCAGTACCGTAGTGGTAGAAGAGAGAAACAGCGTATGCTTCAGACATAGGAATCTTCTCAGCGGTGTACTGACTTGCCATAACAGGCTGAGCAACTGCACCGTCCACCATGAGGATATAGCGGCAACCAGTAGGCAAATGAGTGCTTGACTTGCACTCAACACCGTGCCATGTGTAAAACTCTTCTTCGCCGGTATCGACATTAGAACGAGTCTGCTTGTCAAGGTTATTTCTCACCTTGCCGTAGTAGTTAGTGTTGAGAACGAGGTTCATCATAGCACGAGGAACACCGTCAACAAAGTCATTTTCAGTGTTCTCACATTCCTGAATAACCGCTTCAAGTTCGTCCTCAATAGCGGTGTTCGCCGCAATTTCAACCTCAACCGCATTTGCGTAAGCCTCAGCGAAAAAGTCCTTATCGAGGTTAGATGCCATACGGATAACGTGGTTAGCAGAACGGCGGTCAAGCAAGCCGTCAACACCGTAGAGGCGAGTGTCCTTTTCTTCGATTTCCTCCACGATTTCCTTGTCATCCTTGATAGATACGGTTACAGGCTTAGCCTTAACCTTGTTACCAGCACCAGCGGCACGAGCAGTACCATACTCCTGTGCAGTAGCGTTTACAAAACGCTTAGCTTCAACAGAGCCGGATGCAGGATCGCCGGAGAGGTCCATGTTTTTCATTCCGACAGAGGCAAGGGCTTTCATAACACCCTCAATAACCTTGCCGTACAACTCAGCGAGGTATTCCTTACCTTCGCCGTCCTGAGTAAGAATACTCAAAGCCTTAATTCTTGCCATAGTGATTTGTCCTTCTTTCTTTTAAGATTTTTAGAATACTTTAGGAGGCGTAAACTTTTTATCAGAGCCGGGAGCAGGATCACCTGTAGGCCCTGTAAAAGTAGGCGCTTTATCCTTGAGTGCAGCGGCTTTTTCTGCCTCTGCTTTTTCTTCTGCTGTCAAATACAGGCTGTTATCTTTTTCCTTTGCAGACTTCATAAAGTCATCAAAGCCAAAGAAAGCGCCGTCCTTCCACGTCAATCCGCTATCCTCTGCCATGCAGTCGGAAGTGAGCTGCCTACGGGCAAAGGGCGAAGTAACGCCGTATTCATCCAGCTTTTTACCAATCCAATCCTTTTGGTCACGCTGAGTGAGTTCACGGGTAAATTTCTTTTCCGCTTCCTCAGCCTGTGTCTTATAGGTTTGGAGTTCGGTCTGAATTTGCTGAGGATCAATACCCTCAAACTTTTTCAGTGTTGCATTAGCTGTATCGAGCTGAGCCTTGTAATTGTCACGCTCACCCTCAAGGGTTGTAATGCGTGTTTTGTGCTTCTCAATGTCCTTGCCGTTGATAGCAAGTACCTGAGTTGCCTGCTCCTCTGTCAAGCCAATAGCGGTGAGTTCTTCGGTTTTCATGTGTACCTCCTGTTTTAACGGATAGGCTTTTTAGGACGTAGCCGTGTCCCTCCGTCCGCACATTCTTAGGACCGTGCGTAGTCCAATTTTTAAGTACCCCTGCCTGAGTCGAACAGGCTAAAACCACACGGGGCATATTAAACAGCAGAGCCTCCAAAACATCAGTTTTGAAAGCTCTGCTGTAATTATTGATTGTTTGCTTTTCTTGCGGCTGCCGTAGCTTTTGCCGCCTCTGAACGATTCCACTTAGCAACGGTAATACGGTCATTCAATTTGTGGAGGTTGTTATCCTCACAAAAATCATTGTAAGCCTTGTTATACCGCTGTAGTTTCAACGCTGCCTTGCTATATTCGTCTTGCAGTGTAGCTTTTACCTCTGTGTCCTGTGCAGCGTCAATAGCCTCACGCAAACCGAGTACCTTTAATTTCTGTTTTCTGATACGTGCTTCAGCATTACGCTGTTTCTGTGAGAGGTCATAAACCTTTTTATTTTCCTCTGCGTCAAAATCAGCATAGGGGTTATGGTTAGGATCACCCGGACCGAAAGAGTGTCTGCAATTCCAACCACACAAGCCCTCACCTGTGCCATAACCTGTAGCCTCTGTAAATAACAGATAACCGGGTGTCTTGCCTGTACGGGAGAACAGCTTACCCTGCCACCAAAAGTGGTTAGAGGGGTTTTCTCCACCGTCACCATATCGAGCGCCTATGTGGGCTGAGGTGCGTATCAAGTCCCAATCCCTCTCAATCATACCTTGCATAGCCATATTACCGCTTGCCTGTCCTACGCCTGTACGAACAGCACGAAGCACGGCGGTTTCTATGGTGTCAACGTGTCCTGTGGGATAGTGGACTTTTGCCTGATTGCTTATAATCTCATTTACTGCCTCTTTTACTGCCTGAGTGTAAGACTGTGCGCCACTTATAACCTTAAAATGTGCAGTATCAAGAGTGTTAATAAGCTGTTGCTGACTTGCTTTTGCAGTGGTACGAGTGAAATTGTGGATTTCACCGTTGGTGCGTTGGTATGTATCAGTAAGTAGCTTTATCATGTACTCAGACTGAGCAAGGCTTACTGAATCAAAGCCGTGTGCAACATAAAAAGCGTTGTCAGCCTCCCAAGCTCTGATACCTATGTCCTCAAAAATAGCCTTAACCTCAGCGTCCGTCTTTTTAGTGAAACACTGTATTTCCTGTTGCAGGTCCTCAAGGTGTCCTCCTGCGGACTTGTAAACCTCAAGTTGCCACTGGTCCGTGCCGGTAAGTAAAAACTCCTCACCACGTCCGAGCCTTGCCATAAGGCGTTTTATAAGGTCTGTAGTTATCCAAGCATTGAGAGTATCAAGCTGTGGGTGTAAAGTATCAACGATTTCTAAAAGCTCCTGAGGTGTCAGCATAGCTTAGTACCTCCTTACTTTTTCTTATCGTCCTTTTTATCGTCTTTCTTAGGAGGTTGCTTTTTAGGAGGAGTAGGGCTTGTAGGACCGCCGCCAAATAAGCCAACCTCCATGTTAGCCGCCTGTGCCTCAGCAGTAAGTGCCTTAGCTTCCTCCTCACTCATACCCTCAAACTTAACAAAGTACAACCATTTAGGAATCCAGCCCTGCATTGCATAGGCTCTCCACGCTGCTTTGTCCTCCTCATAGCTGTATGTAATGTCACCGAAAATAAAGTTGATTTCATACTCACCGAGAGGAGCAAGGCCGTACAGAGTAGCAAGTGCGTCTGCACCGTAAAACGCCTGCTCAAGTGCTTCCTTGAGTGCGTCACGGTCAGCCTTGATTGTTTGGATCGTGTCACGGTCATCAGACTCAACCTGCGTTGCAGTAATCATGCCTGTCTGTCCGTCCATAACAAAAACGCCCTCACTAAAGCCACATTTCACGCCTGCCATAGACAGGTTGAAGTTAATGTCCTTAATTCGTGCGTCTGTTTGAATAGTAGGTACGTGTTCATGTACAGCAGTTGTATCACCGTCATTGATACCCATACCCAACCCCTTAACAAATCGGGGGAGCTGAATACCCTTGTTGACAGCGTTTTGGATAACCTGCTGTCCTACAAAGGTAATATGTTTACTGTCCTCAACCTCCATATTTTTACGGCTGATTGCTATGTCAATAGCCTTCAGCTCTGTAATTGCATTTGCAAAAACAGATAAACCGAGAGGAGAGGAGCTGTCAACAGTGTTTGCACCGGGAACACGGTAATAAGCAAAAAGAGGTTTCTCAAGTTTAGAGATTTTAACCTCATCCTGCATATTCGCCCACGCTGCCACGCTCTGTAGCTTGACAGGTGCGCCAAGTACACTTTTACTGCCCTCAATTTGATTTTTGAAGGCTTTATTTGTTACCACATAAACGGGGCCGTTAGCGTCAGCACCCTCAAATCTGTGGTATTCAAGCCTTGTATAATGTGCCTTGCCCTCTGAAGTGTGGGAGGCAAAAATAGCACCTACGATTTCTCCGTTATCGTCTTTAGCTGTGATACCAAAGTTGCCCGGAAGCACATAGTCCCATGTTTCACCGTTCCACTTAATCATAATACCGCCGAGCCTGTCAGCCTCTGCGATTTTATCAGGTAAGCGCTTGAGCAAATCGTCTGCAAGTACCTGTAAAAAATCAGCTCTTGCAGAGCCGGAAATAGCAATGCCAATATCAAGAGTAGTGAGCTTTGCACGTGTATCAGATATGTGCTTTGCCATGTTTACAGTGTCGATTTCGTCAGCCGTGTCTTTCCACGGGGGCTTACCTGTAGAAATGTTGTCCCATTTCTTTAGGGCGTTGTTCATATCATCAGAGGTGATAAGATCAACACCAAATTCTTTGCCAATATCGGAGCTATTTATAAACAAGTTTCTTAACCTCCTTAATAGGCGTGTAAAAAAGTTCATCTCATCACCGCCTTTATACTATCCATTTCAGCTCATTTCGTAACGCTGTCCTACAGAAGTACCTGAGTTGGTCCATGCTGTGATCGTTTTCCTTGATAACGGCATCCTCAATTTTATCTTCGTCCCAAGAGTATGTTTCAAACTCCTCAAAGGTACTTTTACAGCTTCTGTGAAAGTAGAGAACACCGGCATTAAGGAATTTTGTTACGTCCTGTATGCCGTTCAAAACATCATTGTCAGCTTTAATTACGGCAAATTCACCGTATTTTTGTATTGTTTCAATCATTGACGAAGCTGACGGATCAATGATTATGTACTCTATCGGATAATCACCGATAAGCTCACTCAACATTTTGTAGTAAGCCTCATTGTCAACACGGTTATTACTACCGCCTTTGTAGTAAAGCTCTTTTATCATTACCGCCTTTTGTTCTGCCGGGCTGTAATCATACAAGCCAGCCGCAAAGGGGTTTACAGTACCATAGTCAACCGCCACATAATAGCGGTGTCGAGGGCTGCGGTCAGGTATATTCCTGACTATGTGGGCGCTCCTATCAAACATAGGATAAACAAGCCCTTCAGCTTTTACCCACAAACCGAGAATATAACGGCGGTAGAAAACACCTGAATACATACCCTCATAACGCTCTCTAATTCGTTTAGACAAGCTGAGGTTATCATTCATAGTAAAATGCAAATAAAGAATATTACGCTCTTTAGCTTTCTTTATCCATTCCACATAAAACCAATGTCCGGGGCTTTCAGGGTTACAGTTAAACCAAAACTTTGAGCCGTCCACAGAACAACGGGCCATAGCCTGCTCAACAAAAGAACGGGGCATAAGTGCAACTTCATCAAAGAGAACACCGGCAAGGGTGATACCCTGTACAAGTGTGTAGCTTGATTCGTCTTTACCACCGAACAAATAATAGTAGTTCGTTTTATTGCCTGCCGTTATAATCAATTTGTTTTCGCTTCTGCGTTCCGTAATAGTAAAAATACCCTCTAACCATTGCGGCATAAGGGTAATAACATTACGGCGTAACGATTCAATCGTCTTACCGCATATTGCAAAGTTTTGTCCGTTAAAACTGCTCATGCTCCATAGCACAAAGCCGTCCGTCATTGATACCGTCTTACCTGAACGGATAGAGCCGTCACAGATAATACCGTCATAGTCTTTATACTTCGGTCTGTTCCACCACGTCAGTGTCAGATTCTGCCGTTTGCTGAAGCTCTGGTAAATCATCTGTGTCAACGTCCTCCTTCGTACTATTTACTATGGCGTCAAGCAGGTTGTTTTCCTTAGTAGGTCCACCCATGCCGGACTCACCGATAATATCAAGGTACATCTGAATGAGGTAGGAGTTACCAGCTTGCGCCCCTTTCATAATGGCGTCTGCAATCAACGCCTTTTGGGTGAGGTCAGCATCCTCAAGTCCCAGCTTAGCAAGCCTCTTTGACTTTCGTTTGTCATTGATAGGAAGGTCAGAATAAAGAGTTAGCAGCTCAGACATGAGCTTCTGTTGCCGCCTCTTTTCCTGTGCTGCTTTACCACCTGCGGAGCGTATAGCGTGAGCCTCTTCTTCGCTTCGCTCAGTAAGAGGAATTAAATGCTTGTCTTGCGGTCTGCTCACGTTCTGCACCTCCTTATATGCGATTTAGCGTTATCCTCCTTACTTGCTATAGCTGTATTTATAACCGTACTTTTTCTGATTAGCTTTCAGCCATTTACTAACGGCGTCATTGTAATCTTTACCTCTAATAGTTGCATTGTTGATAGCCTTTGTAAAAGCTGTAGCGTTGAAGTGCGTACCCTTTACAAAGCTGTATGTACCTGCATATTTTGCAGTTTCAGCAGAACGGCCCTTTTTACCGCTAACTGCAACAATGCCTCTTTCACCGCTTGAAGCAACACTAAGCAAATCCTCTTTAGAGAAATTAGGCCAACCGCCTGCCGGGTGATTATGTACAACAACTTCACCCTTGCCGCCCCAAATGCTGATAGAGCCAGCGTTGCCGTGTCTGTAACGGGTAGTATAGCCGAAATCGTCAATAGTAACGCCGTGTTCAATGTCAGAGTCGGCGTGTGTATCAGAGAACGCCTTTAACATATCTTCGTATGTTCGATTTACACCCGTTTTAACATTCATTCTTGCAGGGTGATCTGACGTAGTACGGTCCTTTTCATTGCCATTACCTGAAGAGGGCCATTTTCCGCTAAAGTTATCCATACCTGAGCCGCTTCCTCTGCCGCCGTTAAGTGCAATAGTAGGCATTTCAGTCCATGACTCAATAATCTGCTGTACAGTTCTGCCGTTAATCTTAAACGATAAAACCACATCAACATTTTTACCCTTGAATGTTGCAAGGGTTTCATCTTTTGCCATGTCATACAGCTCAAGAGGCTTGCGGAAAAGCATAATATTATCAGTCAGCATAACACTGTTACGCTGCTTAAATTCATGCTTAAATGTTTCTATTCGCATTTAGTTTTCACCTCTCATTCTTTTTGACTTTGTTCCAATGGTTTATAAATAAAAACTTTTCTGCACCGGCTTTGATTTTTGCCGTTTCAGCGTCAGTTTTTCCTAAGGGGTAATTTATGCCGATAGTAGAGCTGTTAAAAGTAGCATAAACTCTGCCCGGCTCTGTTTCATGCAGTCGCACTTTAGGTAAACCGTTTGCATAGTGTTCCTGCATATATTGCTTTAAGTCCTCAGGGTAATCATATACAGAGTTAATACCCATAAAGGCTTCAGCCTGTTTTTCCCTGTCCCCAAATATAGCAGAAGGAAATTGCCCTTTAGCCTGCATACTCTTTAATTGTGAAGTGATAGAAAAACCACTTGATCCACCTCTACCACCCATAGGCTAAAGCACCTCCGTTTTATTTCTGAATTTCTCTTGATAAGCTGCAAGCCTTACTATATTACCCTCACACTCCTCAGGCACATTGCCGTAGAAGTAAATAAGAGTAGGCTCAAGCCTTGCAAGCATTTCGTTGTAGCCGTCTATAAACAGCTTGCGGCTTTCCTTGTTGAGCTGAGTGCCAACAGAGGATATTGCCACAGTACCGCCCACAGGCTCACCGTCAAAGCACCAACTAAAGCTGTCCCTGTCACTCCAACTGATAGTAGGTATAACAGTTATGCCGTTAGCCTGCCAATAAACACCGAGCCAATGTTTACGGTAGTGATTGTATATCTGTACAGCCTTAGGAAAATCGGTATAGGTTGAAAAATCAGGTGTACAAACGACCTTGAATTTACGGAGCATATCAAGGTACGCATCCGGGTTAGTCCAACATCTTGTAAACTGATAATCGTCCACAAAGAAATGAAGCCCTTTGTCATAGGGCTGTTTACAAGTCTTTGCATAGTTAAAACCGATAAACTGTTTAGCTGATACATTCTCAGGAAGGAGGCACGGAATATCAAAAGTACCCGTACCGTCAAATATGCCTTTATTCAGATTTTCATAATTGCGTCCCTGTCGGTACATGATAGCTGTGCCTCCTTTCAATGCAAAAGTAAAGCCCCTTACAGCCTTAGAGAAATAAAGCTGTAAAGGGCTTATGGATCGGGCCACGAAAAGCGGCAGAGGCTGGAGGCATACCGAAGCCGCCTGCCAAAGCCAAAAATCCACGCTATCATTTTATCACATACACAAGTGACATACGGGACAAGTTTACTCTTCGTCAATATTTGATTTATCTATGTACCTATAACAGGTCTTTTTTACGCTGTCCTCTGTGTTGTTGCCTCCAATGTGAGCCGCAACCTGCCTCCACGGTAAGCCGTTAATAAAACGAAGCGTAAACACCTGACGTGTCAAACTGTCAGGAATAGTAGCAATATAGCGCTCAAGCCTGTTGCGTTCGTGTATGCACTGTTGCTGTTTTGCTAAGATAATCATTTGCAAGTCAACAATATCTGCAACATAGCGTTGTATTTTATTGTCAAAATGGTTAGAGCCTCCCGGTACGCCTGAGAGGTTAGGAGAGGAAATACTTGTAGCTTTCTGCTCAAGCTCTGCAAGTCTTTCCTGATCCATTTCTATTTCACGATTCAGCCAATATAGCTGTGATAGTTCATTTAGTGTCATGCTGCTGTACCTTCCTTTACTTTTTGTATGCGGACTTTCAACGCCTCAAGTAAGCTGTCCTGAACGTCAGCTTTACCACCTAAAGACTTAATCACATCTTCGTCAGTGCCGCCCTGTACTAAAAGATGATGAATAATCACAGGATAGGGCTGTCCCTGCCTGTGCAAGCGTTTATTTGTCTGCTGATACAGTTCTAAGCTGTCAGTTAATCCAAACCATATTATGTGGTGTCCTCCGTCCTGTAGGTTGAGGCCATAACCGCAGCTTGCAGGTTGTACAAGTAGCAAATCTATATTACCGGCGTTCCATTCGTCCTCTTCAGTTTTACCCTCATACACTTTGACAGTGGAGTGTGTAGCTTTCAGAGCCTCAAGAAGCCGTGTTTTATCATGTTTGAAATTATAACAGATGATAGCGTGTTGTCCGTTGAGCTGTTCGACTGTTTCAAGCAGAGCCTCAATCTTACATTCGTGTACGGGAATAACCTCATAATCATCATTGTACACGGCACCGTTGCAAAGCTGTAAGAGCTTACCACGCAGAACACCGGCACTGCCTGCTGTTATAACTGTTTCGTCTATCGGTAAAAGAGTATCACGCTCCAACCGATCATACGCCTTTTGTGCTGCCGTATCGAGCTGTACAGGAATATCCTCATATATCAACTCAGGCAGTTCTAAGTAATCCTCAGCTTTCATGCTGATACAAATATCACTGATTGATTTGTATATTGCCTCCTCTGCACCCTCTTTAGGGGCATAGGAGAAAATAGTAGTACGGCTTCTCTTGTCAGGTACAAAGTACGCATCCCTGTAAGCTGTGATTGTACGGCCTAAGCGTTTACCACAGTCAAGCAGATACACCTGCGCCCATAGGTCCATAAGCCCACGGGAAGTAGGAGTACCCGTAAGCAGTACCATACGCCGTATGTGTGAGCGTATTGCTTTCAGAGCCTTAAAGCGTTTTGCCTGATGATTCTTAAAGCTGCTACTTTCGTCAAGTACCACCATATCAAAGGGCCAAGCATTACGGTAGTAGTCAACAAGCCATTTCACATTTTCACGGTTAATCATGTAAATGTCAGCCGAAGTATTGAGTGCTTTTATGCGTTTTTCTGCTGAGCCAAGCACGAACGAGAAACGGAGGTTTTTTAGCTGATTCCACTTTGCCGCCTCTTTGCTCCATGTACTCTCAGCAACTTTCTTTGGTGCGACAATTAGCACCTTACAAACACGCCAATATTCGTACTTCAGCTTCTTAATTGCAGACAGGGTAATAGCTGTTTTACCTAATCCCATATCCAAGAATAAACCAATAGCAGGATCATTGATAATTCGGTCAATACAATATTGTTGGTAGTTATGTGGTACAAAGTCCTTCAATGCCTATAACCTCCTTACAACGTCCCAAAATTTCCTCAACGTAGGCTTTATTATCTACGGTAGAGTAAACCTCAAAACCTAAATCTCTGAAAAGCCCATGCACATACTCCTGTCTTGCACGTTCTTTTTCTCCGGGCTTTTTGGTTTCAACGAAAATCACTTTTTCACCCGGTAACAAAATGATTCTATCGGGTACACCTGAAAATCCGGGGCTTTCAAACTTCAAACATAATGCACCGTGCTTTAATTCTTTAACGCCTTTGTGTAGCTTTCTTTCAATATCCTTTTCCAGCATTGAAAATCCTCCTTGTAACAAAAATCAGATTTTTTCCTATAAATATCCGTATATAAAGGCGTTATGGTGTGTTTTATGGCATAAGCCCTTTAATTTTAGGGGTTATTAGAAAAAGTATGTTACAATGTTACATTTTCTGTTTTTCCCTTGATTTATAAGCGTTTTTCGGTGTAACATTCCGTGTTACAGTAGTGTTACATTGTTACACGATTTTGTAACAGCCTTGAGGTTGTAACACGGCTTTGTTACACCGTTTATTTTTACTTTCGTACATAGCCACGCTGTACGTTATAAGGACCAAATCTCAGTGTTTTCCCTGAGCGTTTCCAGCCCTTCATCATACCGAGAATAGTGTTGATTTCTCTTGTATCAGCAGGTTTCATATCACGCATACTGCCGTTAAAGAGTTCGCACCAAACCTCAATAGCGGTGATCCTATCTCTGTCAACGAGTTCAAGCGTTGCACCTTCCTGAGTGCGAGCAGCACCTGCCCAAAAGTCACGGCGGCGGTCAAGACTCCATTTCGCCCAATCTGCCGGTACTTGCCTCTCAGCAAATTCCATAATCAGACCTTCACGAACGGAAGCCTCACGGTGTTCTTCCTGCTTAATCTTTGCCTCTGCGTCAAGTGCGCCTGTGAGGTAGAGTTTTTCTCCCGTCTGCCAACGCATCTTAGCTTCAGCCCATAACTGATTGATAGTTTCGTCAGGGAGGTCACGGAACACACTCTTTGTAGCGGTTTCCTCTCCAACATCAACAGGCCAAAAACGGCGGTTGCCGGTAGTGTCCTGTAAAAACTCCATTTCGTTACAAGTGCCAAAGAACACACAGCAACGGGGTAACTCTTTTACGTGCCTGCCGTAAGCTGCACGGTAGCGGTCAGCCTTGAGGGACAAAAACTGTTTGATACGGGCAATGTCTGTACGTCTGAAGGCGTCAAGTTCTGCAACCTCTACAAGCCATACGCCCTGTAAAAGCTCAGAGGCTTCCTTACCTTCAAAGGTACGGATTGAATCGTTAAACCAGCCACGGCTCATTTTGTCGAGGAGTGTTGACTTACCAATACCCTGAGGACCTGCAAGAATAAGCATTGTGTCATACTTGCAACCGGGTGTCATAGCACGTGCGATTGCACCCGTAAAACTCTTACGGCAAACGGCTCTGTTGTAGGCGGTATCTTTTGCACCGAGATAATCTATAAGCAGAGTATCAAGACGGGGTACACCGTCCCAAGTCAAACCGTTTATGTAGTCCTGCACTTCGTTAAATGCGTGTGTAGCTGCGTGAATATCAAGAGCTGAGTCAATGTTGCCTCTCTGTGTAATGCCCCACATACGCTCAAGATACCAATACAGACCGTTGCTGTCAGTATCAGACCATAGGCGGCGTTTAGTATCTTTCTGCCACGGTAACGCACCGAGGACTTCTCCACGGTTAGCGAAAAGGTTAAGAGCAAATTTACCTTTGAGAGCAGGATCACCGTCAAGGATAATCAGGATATTGTCAATAGTACCTTTTACTGCGCCGTTCTGATTACGCTGTAATTTCTCAGCCCAATCAAGAGGCTCACCTGTCTGCGGTGTTGTATCAGTAAAGCCCTCAAAATCTTTTACGGCTGCTTCGTGCTGTTCACGGTTAAGAGTGCCTACAACAGCCTTATCCTTTAATGCCATGTCACACATAGCTTTATAGGACGGGAGTTTTACAACAGGAGTATCAGGAGCTGCGTTATCGTCCTTATCTCCGAAGCGGTGTAAGCGTATCAGGTCAAAAGCATTTACCAATCTACCGCCGCAAGGATCAGTTGCATGGTGAGAGTATAAAAACTTAGCGTCATCATAGATAACAGCACCGCCCGTTGTAGAGCCTCCGAGGTATGTATATCTGCCTTCGTCATTATCTACGGCGTCATAGATATTAGGGAGAAATGCATCCATAGCTGTGACAACATCATAAGTACGGCAGAACGCACCAACAATGCCGGGCTTTTCAATAGGATCACCTTGCTTCATTGCCAGCTTTGCATAGCTAACAGCATTAGGGACCTGAGGCCAACTCATATAATCGTGCCAATCGGTGTAGGTACTCAACAGGAAGTCTGCACTTATAAACGGTGCATCCTTTGTTTTATACACATATTCACTATCAGCACTGCAAGACGGCCAATACATCAAACGGCATACCTCAAAGGTTGTAGGATCAGCCATGCTGATACCGATTTGAGAGGCTATACGCCTTGCACACGGCTCATATTCGTCAGGGGTAACAGTACGGTCAAACGGAATTACCACACGCAGACGAGGGGCAGAAGCGGTATGCTTACGGGTACTGTAGATGCAGTAACTACAGCCCAGCTCCTCAACCTTTGTAATGATAGCTTCTGTTTGCCAACCGGGGATATTATCAAAATCGAGTGTGATAACATCTCTGCCGGTCATGTTGTTAGACTTACGGCGAGGGCTATTCAAAGAGCCGCCGACAAAACCGCCAACGTCCTTCAGAGTGTCCTGCTGAGCCTTTTTCATTTTCATATAATCAGCGAATAACTCTGTGCTTCTTACAGGATTACGCAGGCGCTCATACAGTTCTGAAACAGTGAGAGCCGTTTGTTTCCAGTTAAGGTCACGGCGGTTGTTGCCGACTGATATTATAATTTTTCTGTCATTATTCATATCGGTACTCCTTTATAGGTTTACCCCCCCCCCGGCTGTCGGAGTAGGGTTC